GCCAACACTAGGGTCAGCATACGAAATAATGGCCTCAACCTTTGTAAAACGCTTCAGCCATTTCAAACACCTGGAAATAAAATAGCTCTCAGTATTCTTTGGAGTGTCGTCAATAATATAAAGTCTGGTTAGTTCCAAAGCACCTTTGTACTTAGCTCTCGCCTGATCCCGACTGAAAGGGCCAACCATACAAACCCCTATGACCTCCTCACCATCTAATAAACCAAAAACATGACTCGAATTACTTGGGCATGTATTTGAATAATGACCTTTCCTTACAAAATCCTTGGCCAATGGCGTGTTGCCAATAATCTTTACTTCGTAATCAATCAATGAAACCCCTTAAAAATAATTACGCAAAACAAATGGTAGTAAAAGAATAATAAAAAACCCTGCACTAAGCAGGGTCATTAAGTAACACAAAAAATATAATTAAGCTAAAAAAATGGTGCTAAAAGAATAATAAAAAACCCTGCATAAAGCAGGGCCTTTTAGTGTCTTAAACGGGTGCTAAGTAGCTGTAATGATTTACAGTCCTGTCACACTTATATTTCCATAGAATTCGCTCCTAACCATGCGCTTCGCATACCTAGTTCTCATCCCTTTACGGAATTGGAAATCATCAGGATCTAAAAATGTGGCCGTAACCTGCAAAGGAACATAAGGTGCCCAAACAAACCCAGCATCGATGAAAGTGTTGCCCTTGTAGCCAAGAGTAATGTCACCAGTACCAGAACCAGTTCCTGCTCCTGTGACAGGAAAGAATGGGTCTTTATAAAGTACATACTTGCTTGAGAGAGTACCAACCTTGTAGACACCAAAGGTGTGTGGTGCTTCGACTGGCGAAGTTGTGTCACTTCCTGGTGCTGCCAAAATTGGCCTAAAGTCACCATGAGTTTCTAGCTGCTCGATCAGAGCCGAAACGTCAGGGCTGGTAACTAGGAAGTTAGCAGGTCCACGCAATGAGTTTTTGTGGATTCTGTTAGAACCTTTGGTGATCTCTGTGATCAAGTTTCGGAAATGCTCAACCTGAGTATGACCAGCTGTGATCGGAGATGCAGCAAAAGTGCCAGCAAAGCCTGTTGCCTGAGTGTGGAGATCTTCGATAATTTCACGATCCAATTCAAGAGCAATTTCAGCTGCAAGTCCTGCAACAATTTCTGCTTCTGCATCGATACCATGAAATGCTTTTAGGTCGTCCGCAGCTTCGGAGCACCAAAGGGCTTTTAGCTTACGAGTCGTTGCCCGAATTTCTAATAGCTGAATGTCGATGTTAACTTGAGGAACATTGCTGTTGCACTCAGAGTTATAATCGTATTTAGCAACAACATTTCCAGAAACCGCACTATCAAACTCAAGACTTAGTGAGCCATCGTCATAGTTGATAGAGCCAGAAACGCCAGTGGCTAGGATGATTCCAGCACCGTTGTCAGTCGCAGAAACCAATGCGCCTGTTCCGTCTGTGTAGCCACAAACAGTCAAAGTGCCAGTTCGTACTGGAGTGAAATCCAATGCAGAAGCAAAAGAAGTACCAACGCCAACACCAACGATTTCTTCGTCGATTCTCTCAGAAGAATAAAAACGATTGAAGTCTTTGATCAGAGTATCACCAGCGGTAACTTTACCTTTGGTAGTACCATACTTCAGATCGTAAAAGAAGATACCGCCAACTGGTGCGGTCATCGGCTGAATAGAAACGATTTCATTGGCGATTAGGTTTGGCCAAACACGCCTTAAAACAGGAAAAACAAACTTGAGGAATGATCCCACGTTTGTTGAACGAGTTTCCTCATTCAGATTTGACAGATATTGACTTTGGTTTTCGTACAATACCGCCATCACATTTTTTGTGTGTTCCTGCCTGATCCCCTGTAACAGAGGCGACCATTTGCCTACAAGCGCACTTACATACGACTTGTCATGGATTGACCGACTCTCATCAAGAGCCTTACGTGCTTCTAACATCGTCCTACACCTCCCAGTATGTGTAATAAATTATTTTAGACCTGCTAACCTATTGACCTCGGCCATATCGAATGACTCACCCATCACTTGCATTTTGGCATTGCCTTTATGATTGCTTGGGAAAGTTTCCTCAACATGGTCCTCGACTAATGTTTCTGTCCTGAAACCGCCTCGCTGTTTTTCGATGCGTTTTCGGACTGACACGAAATCACGGTTATCGCTGCGCCTTTGGTTGTTGAAACCCTCGATGATATGGTCGATATTGTCTTTGGATTTTTTTTCTAATCGATCAAATTCTTCTCGGATCTCAACTTGATAAGGATTGCCCGTAATTTTGCGCTCTAAATAAATACTCGCCTTGTGTTCTTGATTCTCAGTAACTTGCTCAATCAACTCTGCTTTACATGCCTGATATCGCTCAGTCATCAACTCGACAGATTCTTTCAGATCTTTAATTCTCTTTTCTTTTGCTTCTATCATTTCGCCTGCCTGCTCAACATATGGAGCTAGTTTTTTCTTCAAATCAGCTAGTGTCGGGATGTTCGAAAACTCCCCTAAACTTTCGACTATCTGATCCAGCTTTGGATGAACAGCTAGGTTTCTTTCGATGTAAAGATTATACCCCATTTCTTTGGCAGCTTTGGTCATACAAGAAGATTTTTGTTTTTCTTCCAGAATTGTTTTTTCATGAATCTTGAGGCGTTCAACTAGATTGGCAATTTTGCCATCCTTCTCGGTCAAGACTTTCGAAACATCTTCAGACAAAACATGAGGAGCTAAAATGGTTTTCACTTCAGCAAGGGCACTCTTAGCACCAGCTACGCTTGGATCGGCCATCATCTCTTTGACGACTTCGGCTTTGACTCTCTCTTTTGCTTTCTTGACTGCCACAACCAATGAGGCTTCAAACTCTTTTCGCTGTTCAGCTAGTGCTGCCTCAACCTTAGCTTGGACTTCAGATTCCATATTCTTTTCGAATTGATCTACTATGCCAGCCGGATCTAGGTCGTAGTCCTCTTTTTTCTCGGACTTGCCAAATAAGACTTTTTTTGCTTTCTCATCATCACTGCCACCTTCATCATCAGAATCAGGATGGACATGCTCGCTAGTACTTACGTTGCCAGGAGGTGCGTCTTTCACATCGTCCGTTGCATCGTCCTTAGTATCATCTGAATCTTCATCGCTACCAGCACTCGGCTCGTTCTTGTCTGGACTGACATTTTTAACGTCAGTAGATGATGCCGACTCGGTTTTGGATTTTTGCAATTCTGGGTAAGCAGATTCTTCTGCCGGATCGGCAACAGGGTCGTATGTCATCAGTTTAAAATCGTCCTGTACAACATTTAAACCGTCCTCATTGGTTTGGACTGAACCATAGCCACGGCTCGAAACGCCAATTTGGCCACCAGCATCGACAATAGCTTTTAGCTCCTTGCCCATACTGGTATTCATGATTTTCATCTTACCTAGCACTTGGCCTTGCTCATTGATTTTCAAGGACTGCACTAAAACCGCACATCTTTGAAGTTTGGTTTTCCCATCGTCTGGATGATCCAACTCACCAAAGACTTTGCCAACACTCATCTTATCTTCAAGGCGAGTGATTTCTCTTTGGATTAGATCTCTTGTGTAGATCCGGCCATTGGAAGTAGGTCGGTCTACATGTCCGAATACCCCTTCAAAAACATACTTATCACCAGCCTCACTTTCAGTGAGCATTTTGAGGGGAACAAAACTAAAGTTATCTATAAGTAACTGTCTCGCCATCGGCTCGATCTCCAATCAAAGAAAAACAAATGCTCTAAGTTTTAGGTTCTTTGAGTATATTGTTGGGGAGAAGCTGGCTCGGTGTCCAGATCGTCCTTACCAATATAGTTATGTCCAGCACCACTGTCCTGATCAACGCCACCAGTGTACTCGCCTGGGAGATCAATGCCTGCATAAGCGTAGCTGCCTATGTCTTTAGCTAGGTCCATGTAGGACTTCATTGCGCCACCTAAGTAGCCAACCATATCCCTGAGAATATTTCCGGCTTCGGCTGGTGAGATAACATGAGTAGCTAGTTTGTCTAGTGCATCTTGTGCTTCCATTCGGAGCATGATCATTTCAGATGGCATATCGACAGATTCTTCCATGTCATCATCATCGTCATCGTCGTCGTCATCGTCGTGATCACAATCCTCAAATTTGACATTCCCTTTAGGAGTGCCAGCTTCAGGGTGATCGTCTTTACTAGCGATATTCCCTTTTGGTGCATCCTTAGCACTATCGGTCGCATCACCTGTTTTGCGAGGATCGATATAATTTGGCGCATCAGGATCTTCATAGTCATATTCAGATTCTGGATGCTCAATTGGAACATCCTCACCCAAATCAATTTCTAGTTGTTCTAGGATTTCTTCACAGACTGAGAATTTACGAGAAAGAAGTGTTGCCACCTCGTCTACTCGCATGAACCCTTCCGCTAGTTCCTCATAAATATTGCCTTTAAGCTCGATACCTTCCAAGATATCGACCGCATAAGCAGTATCATTGATATCTTGTTCGAGTGAGAATCTACGCCTATGGCCAGCTTTTTTCTTACCACGTAAGGCTGTTATCCGCTTTTTTCGTATTTTGAATACGGATTTTTTCTCACGTTTTTTTCGTTTTCTCAGTACAGAAGTGCGTTTTCTTTTATAATCCCGACGAGCCGCTGCCCTTTCGGCAGGTTTTTGCCGCTTCAAACGCTTCCGAAGTAGTGCCTCACTTAAGTCGCCAGCGTCCTCATTTAGCATAGCAAAGTCAGCATCAAAGTCTGAATCATCTTCGTCTAGCTTTTCAGGCTCTATCTCAGGAGAAGCGTCTTCCTCTAGGTCATCCCCATTGGCTTCTCGGAACAAATCATCGAGGTCATCGTCGATGCCTTCGAGTAGTTTTGCGGTATCGGATTCATTCAAATCCAAATCAAAAGCCTCGTCCTCGTTAAATTCGAAAGGCTGTACTGCTCGGTCCTCAGACATTTCGCTAGGTAGCCCGTGAGAACGACCTGACCTGCGAGTAAGTCCTAATGCTTCAAAATCTTCCTGCATAGTGGTCATGCGACGTAAATGATTCAACGGGTAGCCCTCCCTGACTCGGCATATGAAATTATTTGATCAATCTTTGTTAGACATTCTACTAAACTTTTCAAGATGTCACTATATTTATACGACTCAACTTTTGCTTCTAATAGATTTTCGGACCAGTAATTCAACTCACGTAATGACTCGTCAGCTGACTTTAAAGGAACTGAATGATTCTCTGGCAATGGTTTTAATCGTCGCCTCAAATCCGCAATTCTCGATATTGCAG